TGGAAGAAGGCGAAGATCACGACGATGAGACAATGGAAGAAGGCGAAGATCACGACGATGAGACAATGGAAGAAGGTGAAGGTCATGACAAACGTAAAGACAAAGAGACAATGGAAGAAGAAGCTCAAAGCGACGATGATGATAAAGCCATGGAAGAATCCGACTCTGAACAAGAGTTGAAGGAAGCCATCGCTGCTGTTCTTCGTAAGCACCTAAGAGGCTAATAAAATGTCTTTAAAGTACAAAAGTTGAACTTAAAAAAAGTCGCAACAAATTCATTAAAAAATTACTATTATTATATTCAAAAGAGGAACAACCAATGTCATTAGACAAAGCGTGGAGAGATTTCTTAACTGAGAGTGTAGATGAAAAGACTATCTTTACCTATATTCAAGGTCTCCAAGAAATTATTTCCAATCTAAAGCCAAGAACACTAACTGAAAAACGCAGAATGCAGTTGGCTAGGCAACATTTACGCGAAGTTAAGAGATTTGCACGCAAAATGCAAAATGATATTGGTGTCCTCCAAGAAAAACTTAATATTTTAGAAGAGTCGGTTACAGGGGAAGAATAATGGCGAAAGCTAATACCCACCTTACCCATCTTGAAGAATTAGTCTTAACACAGGGCCCAGAGGGCTATAAAAAGGCTAGAACGTTCCTTCTAGAGCTTTTAAAGTCTTTAAAGGGTAATACCTCCTCCAAGATTCAAACGTCCGTCAAATGGGACGGAGCGCCTGCTATATTCGCTGGTACCAATCCTGAGAATGGTAAATTTTTTGTTGGCACTAAATCAATTTTTAATAAAGTTCCAAAAATTAATTATACAAAGGATGATATTGTTAAGAATCACGGGCATGCCCCGGGGCTTGTAGACAAACTTACCAAGGCATTGCAGTATCTTCCAGCACTAAACATAAAAAATATCCTACAGGGTGACTTTATGTTTGATGATGAAATGGTTAGTACAGCAAATATTGATGGTGAGCCACACTATAAATTTAAGCCAAATACTATCGTATATGCCGTGCCTGTTGACTCTGAGCTTGGTAAACAAGTTGAGCAAGCTAAGTTTGGAATTGTATTTCATACAACTTATGATAGCTTAGACAGTGGAGCTAGTTTTGGTGCAGATATCTCAGGGTTACGTCGAGCACCGGGTGTCTGGTTTGACGACGCATTCTTTACCGATGATACTGGTATTGTAACTCTTACAGATGACGAAGAGGGGGAAATTGTTAGACTAGTTAAAGAAGCTGATGATGTAAATGGTCAAATAAATTATGATGATTTACCATTTTCATTATTAAACATTTACATCAACAGTGAAATAAAAGCTGGTAGCTTCTTAGATGATCCTGAAAAGTCGTTCAATGGATTTAATAATTGGTACTCTGGAAGAGTTCAAAATAAAATAAACAAATTAAAAAGTGATAAAGGTAAGCAGAGAGCAACACAAAATGCTCAACAAACTTTACAATCTTTTTCACAAAGAAAAGATGATATCCTTAATATTTTTAAGGTAAGTCGATTACTGTTTGAAGCCAAAAACATTTTTATTCAAAAATACAACAATGCTGTTTATAACACAAAACATTTTGTTGATGATGGCTCAGGTGATTTAGTCGCTAGTAATCCCGAAGGTTACGTAGCAGTTGACCACAGAGGTAACGGAATTAAGTTTGTAGACCGTTTAGAGTTTAGTAGAGCTAATTTTGCTGTTGATAAAGGAGACAAGTTCTCAGGCGAAATTAATGAACAAGAAGATGAATTTGATATAGGAGACGAAGATGATGACCCGGTGGTAGATGCTGATTATCCAAAAACCGTAGCCGTCGTGCCCGGAGCTTTTAAACCGCCACATCTTGGACATTTGGATATGGTGCAAAAATATGCCGCCATGGCTGATGAAGTTATTGTCATAATATCAAAGCCCACAAAGAAGGCTAGAACTTTACCAAATGGACGAGAAGTTACCGCACAGGACTCTCTCAAAATATGGAATACATTTGTTTCTGATTTGCCGAATGTAGAAGTAAGTGTTTCAAAAAATCATGCTTCACCGATTAATGCTGCATATGAATATGTTGGTGAGGAAGGTTCACTTAATGTAGGTGATAAAGTTTTTCTCGGCTGTAGCTCTAAAGATTGTGATTGGAAAAGATGGTCCGGTGCCGCACAGTATATCAAGCAAGGTGTTGAACTATTACCACCTAAAGGAACAGCGGTGCAGCCGGCAGTACATTCGCCTGAATATATGGAACTTTTAATGATCGAAAAGGAAAAAGGTTCCGATTTATATAATAATATGCCAAGTGTCAAGGCCGGCAAAGATCCAGAACAATTCCACGCTAGTGATCTTAGATTTGTATTAGTAGAAGCAACTAAGAGCGATGTAGCTCGTAAAATGTTAGAAGACTTTGTTGGTGGAGAAAATGTAGCTTCAGTACTTAATATATTAGGATTAGAATCCGTATCAGAGATATCATCAATGGCTGGAGGGGCGGTAGCAGGATACTCAGCCCCTTTGGGATATGGGTCGGATAGAAGACCCAAAAAGAAAAAGAAAACAAATGAATATATGGATTTAAGTTTGATTGATGAAGTTATCGAACTAATTATGAAAAGAGGCATTACCCAATGAACCCAAATGAAGAAAAAACTCTCAGAGAAAGTATAAGACTTGCGATTCGTGCTGTCAAGAACAAACGTCAAAATATTGTAAATGAACAAGAAGATAAATTGCGTCAAATAATTCGTGAATTTATGAAGATTGAAGAGAGCACTCCTGATGTCGACCCCACACCAAATAAATCAACTGGTATCAATGTCTTGGAACAACTGTTAAAAAAGATTATTCCAATTTTAGAGGAAGATTATAAATCCTTAACAACAAACGAAAGTCAAAGAAGCTCATACAGGGCTCACATTGTTAACGCTGTGGAAAACTCCTTGACTCCTGCAATTATGAATAATGAGGCAGGTGATGAAGAAGGGGATCTAGAGGAAGTTATTGATATTGATGTTGGTCGCACTGCTGATGACGATAAGTTTATCGATATTCGCACGCCTGCTGAGAAATCTGCAGATGATGCAGAAAAGCAAGAAGATCCAAAAGATATGTTTGGAAAGGGTATAGATGGTGATGAGACAGGACGTAATATGGCGTATGAATCATACAAAAAAATAGAAACAAACGTTATTGATTCATATGAATTGTTATCCGATCCTGAAGATCAAGAATTATTTTATGATTACTTAATTGCAAATCTAAAAATGTATTTTAATAAATTTGAAGAGGAACTTTCGCCAGAAGTACCTGAGCCTACTAACAAAGCATACGATATGGCTCAACAAGATAAAGATGATCAAACTCAAGAGCCCGGTGAAATGCCGGCGGCAGATGATGCAATCGAACTAGATATTTAATTTTTTTAAAAAAATACTTGACAAGATTTAAATTCAACGTTACACTTTGTTTGTGACAATCACTCTTAACTATCACTGTGATTATCATAGTATATGAATACTAACAAACTATCAAATATATCAACTATCACTAAATTAAAAAATCAAAATAAAGTTAGTGATCAGTTATTAGTTTGTATTAATAGTTTAACCTTAGAAGATTTAATAGCAATAAAGTTAGAACTAGCATCAAAAAATATTAGCAGTCGTCTTTATGGTTTTGACATATGGAGGCGAACACCATATATTGTTAAAGATGGTATATTAAAGTTTTCTTTATCAGTTGCTAAAAGTAAAAAAGATGCTGCTCGCTTTTTAGGTTTAACTTACGCAGAATATATGAAGCATTTAAAAGATTTTAAAACAAGGGATTATTTTGAAAATGATTAGTTTATTAATTAGCTTGATGGCATGTGGGCCATCTAAACTAGAAACCACAGAAGTTAACGATACACAAAGTGAACAGGTAGATGAAATTCCTACAGAATTTGGTGTCATAGGCTCCAGTGACTGTATGCAATTTGGAGTTGGTGATAAAGCTTGTAACATTGTATTATATGATCAGGACAAAGATATTTGGCAGTTAAAAGAACAAAACAATAAAATTGTTGTGTTAGATTTTTCTGCTATGTGGTGTGGGCCTTGTCAGTTTGCTGGTTCTTATACTCAACAAATTCAAGATCAGCATCCAGATGTAATTATGGCTACTTTATTGATTGATGGATATACCGCAGGCCTTTCACCGACAGATGATGAACTAGATGAATGGGTCAGTAGTCATGAGATTACAACGGCTCCTGTCCTATATGCTAGTAGAGATTTGGTATTTGATCAAATTGGAAATGGTGCTGAAGGTTATAACATTACTGGATTTCCAACCTACGTTTATATTGATAAGAATGGGATTATCCAATATATCCATACTGGTTTTGGTTTATCATATGTTAATGATATTATTAAGAGATTACAATAATGTGGAAAGTATATAAATATAATGGTGATTACATACAAGGAGAACTTGTAAGCAAACACTCATCAGAATCCGCTGCTTTAAAAGCTGCTAAGAAAAGTGTTGATTACACTTTTTGTGAGAAGAAGAAGGTCAACAAGGAAATAAGAATTTGGTTAGACAGTGTTAATCATATGCCGCTAGGCGTAATTATAAAAAATACAAGGGGATGACAAGGTTTCGACAGGGTAAAGAAAAGGAATAGTGCAAGCAGGTTAGATACGACCTTAACAGTTCAAATAATTTAGTTGCAAACAACAACTTACACTTCCAGCAGCGCTTAGCCGCTTAATGGGGAGGCTGATTAGAGCCTTCTATCCAATCTAATCAACACAACAGATAAGTTGCTAAAATCAAGAAACTCAATGCAATAAGATGGTAAGCATTGTTTTATAGCCATCTATCTTTGTCAGTTTGTAATAGAAACTGAACAAGCTTGTAAATGACTACAATTGGAAGTATTCTGGACGCGGGTTCGACTCCCGCCATCTCCACCATTTTATAAAATAAACTATTTAAGGTTAAGGAAACATATATGTTTAAGTGGATAAGCTGGTTTAACACCTCTAAACCTATTCAAGAAAAAAATAGAATATTTCAAGACAAAATGGAAGAAGCTCTTTGGGAAATGAAAGATGTCTATGATTTAGAAACTGAAGAAGTCGATAGAGTTGTTTTTCAAAAAAGAGATTACGCAGAAAAAATCAGATTGAAGAATATGAAAGATAATTAATATATTGTGACTGCTGGAATTGATTCTATTGACGTTGGAGATATAGTCGAAGAAGTTAACTATATCGCCTATTTCAATACTCCTATGAAAGCTAGAGTCGGAATTGTATTAAAAGTTTATCAACACAAAACTAATCCCTCAATGACTTATAGTCATCAAATTGCTAAAGTTTACTGGCTAAATAGTAAAAAATTTGAAGCAGTTCCTGTTTACTTGTTGAAGCATTATCAAGAAAGTGATATACTTTATGAGTGTGAAAAAATTTAAAATTGATGATATAGTTTTTTATCAACCGTTTAATAACGATGATTCGGTAAATTCAGAAATATTAAAAAACATATCTAAAAAAGCTGTTATAATAAAAGTGTATGACAATAAAAATGAATTTTATGATTATGAAATTTGTATTTTAGACACTGGTGAGTTTAAAAAAGTCATAGAACATCTTTTAACTATTAAGGAGAATCAGTCATGACTGAAGATGATGAAAAAAGACCGACTGTGATGGTTTCTGGAGGTTTTGATCCAGTCCACGTCGGCCATATTAGAATGATATTAGAGGCATCACAATATGGTGATGTTATTGTAATAGCCAATACAGATGATTGGCTTTACAGAAAAAAGGGTTTTGTGTTTATGAATTGGGAACGCAGAGCAGAAATTTTAAATGCACTGAAAGGCGTGGTTCTTGTTGATTCCGTCGATGACAGTGATGGAACAGTTTGTGAAGCTATAAGAAGGTTAAACCCAACTTATTTTGCAAATGGCGGTGATAGAGGTAAAACTAATACACCTGAGATTAATTTATGTGAAGAAATGGATGTTAAGTTACTTTGGGGTATTGGTGGTGATTATAAGGCTGATGCATCGAGTGATCTTGTTGATAGGTTTAGAAAACACCGCGGTTCTGAGTTAGAAGAACAAAATAATGTAGGAAATAAACACTCTGGCAGATAGAGTAAAAAAACTTAAACAATAAAATACTAGTTAAAATATGGGAACGCTGTCACTAAATAACAATGAAAAAACATTAAAACTTGACATATCTTATAGGCCAATCGAAATTGTAGATGCCATTGATGCTTTGGTCTTGTGCTTAATAGGCAAAGCACAAGCAATTGAAAATTACACTAGTGAGATAAAGTCGGTTAGCGAAAGTTTTAAGCTGCCAGCGGTCATTGTTTTAAAAAGATTTGTAAAGTTTCATTTTAAAATCGTCTCAGCACATCGTAGGGAAATTATTCTAAGAGACAACAATCAATGTCAATACTGTAGCATAGAGTTGCCAAGTGACAAATTAACTCTAGACCACATTGTCCCTAAAAGTAAAGGTGGCAAAAATACTTGGGACAATCTTGTTGCTGCTTGTAAAAAATGTAATCAAAAGAAAGGTAATAGAACACCTGAACAAGCAAATATGAAATTAATCTGTAAGCCAGTAAAACCTAAGTACAATATCTTACGCTCTGTGGGAAAAAATCAAGTTTCTGAATTATGGAAAAATTATCTTTGGGATAACAATGGAAATTAATGGAAATAAAAATATAATTTGTTTTTTGTCTGAAATGGGTCATAACAACTTTATATATCCGACAAGTACAACTGCAATTATAACAAAAGATTGTAAATACGAAAAATTGAGTTATTTAAGTGGCAATAGCAAAAATTTGATTGCCATAAAGGTTAATAATAACTGTCTCTGTCCAACAAAAATAAACAAACAAAGTATTAGTATAACCAGAGATGGATATTCTATTGTTTGGATTACAAAAAACATTGACAACGACAGCAAAGTATAATATAGTAAATGTATACTGCCCCTTAGCTCAGTTGGTAGAGCAAGCGACTGTTAATCGCTGGGTCCGCGGTTCAAGCCCGCGAGGGGCAGCCATTTAACATAGGAGAAAACATGTCTGTTTTAAAAAGACTGCAATCACTAAACTTGCCTGAAGACGCAATGGTTACTCTAACTCTAGAGGAAGGGACCGATGTTTTTGTGCACAATGAAACTGAAGTAGAGGACGCTATGAACGAAACTAGCGTAATCCACGATTTTGCTTCACTAATTGCCAATACTAAACTTGATGCTCGTAATCGCTGGAATGGAAATATCATTGAACATCTTCGCGATAATGATTTTCTTGATGAGTACGAACGTGGAAGCTTCGCTTTTGAAGATTTCCTTGCAGATACTCTTTCAGAAAATTTTTATGATACTGAACTTATTGAGTATTCAACCGAAAAGTACGATCACAAGAGAGGATTTACTACTCTGACTGCTCAGGTAGAAATTCCACTAACAAATTTTGTTGAAATTGATCCAATTGTCTCAGGTTGGACTGTTTCTGTTGAGACAGATAACGGTACACTAACATTTGATGCATAATTTACCTATTTACGTTGGGAGGATTATATTATGGAAAAATGTGAATGCTGTGGTTGCGTAGCGCCTTGTCAGTGCGAATGCTGCTGCAAATAACCTTTAGCGCTGTTCTGCTCGCTTTATAAGCAGAAGGGGGCTGCCGACCCAAACGTAGGCAGAGGTTTTCGGTTATCCTAATTCTAGATAAAAAACCGATTCCTTGGGGTGAAGCGCCACTGGCAGGTGCACCGGGTTGTTACCCCGGCCGTTGTTGGTTCAAGTCCAGCCGCCCCAGCCATTTTAAATATGCCCACATAGCTCAACTGGTAGAGCAACGGTTTTGTAAACCGTAGGTTGGGGGTTCAAGTCCCTCTGTGGGCACCATTTTTTACTTTAAGTCATAGTTACTAATATGGAAACAGTGGCAGAATTAGCAATATTAGCTATGAGTATGTTTTTGGCAGCTTTCTTTTGTATAAAAGTAT